GGATGCGGGGGGGCTCTGCACCGCACGGTCGAGCATGAGAGGGGTGCGGCTGTTGCGTTCAAGCGCTGGTTCCTCCCTGGTCATAACTCCAGGGTTTGGAATCCCAATCCCGACTCAAAAAACGTTGTGTCGTTTGAGGATTACTCAAAGACGTTTGATCTCGACTTCGAATTCGTCACGGCAAAGGATGTACACAAGGGTGACTACCTTGGATTTCCAATCCCACAGGAAATTCAGGATACCGGGGACGCTACTGAGCGCCGCGCTCGACTTCTCGGCTACTTCCTGGCCGAAGGCTGCTTCATCAAGCGAGATGGGGAACGAATTGGAGTCGAGTTCACGTTTGGAAGCCATGAGGCAGATACCCTGGCCGCTGAATTGGTGGACCTACTCAATCAGGAGTGGGGTCGTGATGAACGACGCACTTCGTCGAGGAACTGGAAGTCGTTACGCGACGAAAAGGTTGTTCTTCCGATTCGCCGCCGACGAAACAGCCGTCTTGTCCCTTCCGACTTGACCTGCCCGAGTTGTGACGCTCCATCTGAGTACGCTTACAACGTCAGATTCAAGACTGGACGAGATGACTGTTACCAATGCAAGGTGTGTAACCGTCATTGGATGGAGGGGGCTGACCGATCCCTAAGGGCAAGGCTCTACCCTTCGAGGGGCGAGAATGGTGGGAGTTGCTCGGTTGTCATTAACTTGAAGGAGGCTGCGGAGTGGTTCTTCCGCTACTGCGGTGAGTATGCTGATGGGAAGCAGCTTCACTCGGACGTACTCCTTTGGTCTCCTGAGGTTCAGAAACATGTTCTGCTTTGCTGGTTGAATGGGGATGGGTCCCAGTCCCATACAGGAGTCTGGGGGGGAACCGCCTCATTCCACCTCATGAGCCAGATGCATGTTATCGCGGCTCGATGCGGTTGGTACAGCCGAAAGCAGATCGTCTTTGGGAACAAAACCGTAGATGTCTCCCAGGTCGTGAATGGTCAGAATGAGACTGTTGTCCGAGATCATCGCGGTTGGTTGCCGCAGTTTCGGCTCAATGTTTCGGATCCCGTAGGTTTTGGCTCAGAGATTCGGTGGTTGGAGCCGGAAAAGGCTCGGGTCACTCTTTCGTCTTTCACGGACGGGTTCAAGCGAGTTGGCAATTGGATGCTGTATCGCGTTCGCGAGACAAGTGTTGAGTGCTATTCAGGTCCCGTCCATAACTTCGAGGTCGAGGTAGACAATTCCTACGTTGTCGAAGGTGTGGCTGTCCATAACTGCGATCACGTTCGGTTCGAGAAGGGGAACACCTTCTACGATGACAACGGGCAGAAGTTCCGTGTGGCGGAGCTTTGTGGCGATGAGAGTCTCGAACCAAATGGTGGTGTGACGTTCATTGAGGCCTCCTGGGTTGAGATCCCGGCATTCACAGGTGCCGTTGCTCGAAATATCGTTTCTGTGGACACCAAGTCTGACCCAGAGAAGAAGACAGCCCAGAAGATTCAACGGGTGTTCGAGTCCCCTGCTACGAAAGTAGATCCGAACGCGATGCGAAAGGCAGCATCCGAACGGATGGCAGACATGTTCGATGAGGATCCGTCCACAACAGAAGACATCCCCCCTGCTGCTGAGACACCTACAGCACCTTCCTCAGAAGTCTCTCCGTTGCACGGAATCCAGGACGAAATCAAGAAATTCATCCTGGAAAACGTCCAGGAGCAACTGAGGACCGAGCTTCAGAAGACGAAGATTGAGGACCAGACTCTTCCACCTTCGGATACGCCGAACAATACAGTGGTCAAACAGGCGGCTGCTTTCCGTTTGGCGGGTATGAAGAGAGCGTACAGTGCGTCTCTTAGGGAGATCATTGCGACGTCAAAGACAAGTGCCGACCTGCTGAATCGAGTAGCGACTCTCAACCAGGAAATTGGGATTTCGGTTCCCGTTTCCATCTATAGAGCAATGCTAAAGGTTGGAGCCCGGAATTCCTATCCGGACGTCAATCTTTTTCTGAGGGCTGCTTCAAAGGCTCTAGGACACCAACCTACCCCCATCCAGGCGCGAACGATGATTCGCTTAGCGTCCTTGTTGGAGGCCCATTGGTACTTTCGGCGTCATGCCGATACGAATCGTTCCTGAAGGAGATTTCACTATGACTCGACGCCGAATGACATGGTCTGATCGCACGGCTTCTGCTCCCCCGGCAACTCCTGGTTACCTGGAGGGAACAGACCATCCTGCCTATGGGCAGCCAGATCCCGAAGCGGATCAGTACATGAACGGCGATCCTTCGTCGTGGGCAGAAGACCCGCACCCGGGGCCGTACCCGAATCCGCCACCGCCTCCAGCAGATCCCGGCATGCAGGCACCTCAGGGTCACCCTGCAACGGATCCCAAGCACTACTTCCCTGCCGGAGTAGGCAAGGAAGCGTCGCGTGACCTCCGGGCTGCGATGGAACACAAGGCGTCGAAGTGCATCCGCATCGCCCAGGCGATGCTCGGACGCAAGGCATCGGTCGAGGCCATCGAAGACCAGGCACTGGACTTCATGAACCTCTCCGATCGTCAGATCCAAGCAATGCTCACCCGCATCGCTGAGCAGGGCAAGGAAGGCAACGAAACCCTCACCAAGCCCCGCACGGGAGATGATCTCCTCGCGGACGAGATCGAGGAAGAGGACGTAGTGGTGCCTGCTGCCAAGAAGGCGGGAGACGACGAGGACGAGGACGACGAGAAGAAAGAGGCTGCCAAGAAGGCTGCTCACTTCAGTCGCCTCGCGGCCTTCTGGGCAAAGGCTGCCAAGAAGTCCGATGACGACGAAGATGAGGATGAGGCCCTTCTCGCAGAGATGGAGAAGGAAGAGGCCAAGAAGGCTGCCAGCGGACAGAACGATCCCGCTACGTACGTGTATACGGCTGGTGACGACTCTGAAGAAGAGAAGATGCTCGCTGAGATGATGGAAGAGGAAGCCAAGAAAGCTGCTGCCAAGAAGTCCGAGGACGAGGAAGAGGAGCCCAAGAAGGAAGCCAAGAAGTCCGAGGACGAAGAGGAAGAGGAGCCCAAGAAGGAAGCCAAGAAGTCCGAGGACGAAGAGGAAGAGGAGCCCAAGAAGGAAGCCAAGAAGTCCGAGGACGACGAGGACGACGAGGATGAAGGAGCCAAGAAGGAAGCAAATCTCTCTGATATGCTCTCTGGATTGGATGAGCCCATGGCTGATGACGAAGTCATCATGGACGACCCAATGGCGCTCATGGACTCGGATGACGTAGGGATGAGTGATGAAGAGATGTCACTTCTCTACGGCACCAAGTTCGCTTCAAAGGCTGCCAAGAAGTCCGAAGAGGAAGAGACCAAGGACGAAGACGAGAAGGCTGCTGAAGAGCACGAGGAGGCCAAGAAGGAGGCCAAGGCTCGGACTGCCGCGCTCAAGCCTCAGCCGCGCCGTGCCTCGACTGGCGTAAAGACGCTTGGTCAGGTCAGCAAGACGGCAGCTTCGTCGGAGATCAGTGACCTCTCGAAACTCTGGGAGTCGGCTCCCGACGTATCGAAGATTTTCGGCTGAATCTTCGACCCCCGTAGGCCCAATCTGGGCTAAATGAGAAGGGCTGCGTGGAAATCACGTAGCCTTTTCGTTTTTGACCTAATACCAATCTCTTATATCGACAGGGCAATCATTGCCAAGTCTCCGTTCACGCTGGTGTGAGCGGGTTTGTCGATCCAACACCACTCTCCCGAACAGGGAGCAGAGACAGGAGCAAGGCTATGCCTTTGCTTGGACAGGCGAGCGGTGGGTGGACGGAAAGTAGCTCAGCCCTGAGGATTCTTCACGTCGGTATCCGTAATACCGTCGGAGTCCTCTCGGATGACTCGTTCCGTCAGCAGAACCCGCCGATCGAGAGCACAGCAGGAACGGTCAGTACGTCACCGGGAGCCCTCACTGAGGTCTTCGGCGTCCTCTCGGGTTCAGTCGCGTTTACGCGACCGGACGCGGGCAGCAACCACATCGGCGGTCCCGTGACCGTGGCGGTGTCTGGTGTGACAGCGATGCAGGCGTTCAACACGCGCCCGCTCGGCTGCTTCATCAACAACGCAGCCGGAAACCCCTTCGAGAACCTTCCGGCGTCCGCGTCGAACAAGGGTCCGTATGTATCTGCCTTGGGCACCTACGGCAACCGTCTCTATGAGACGCAGTTCCTCGTGGCGGTCGCTCCGTTTGCGCAGGGCGACGCTCTCGCTTACCTCATTGGCCAAGACCTGATCGCTTCGGTGAACGGGTACCTGATGCCGCGCGAGGTTGACAACGCAGGCGCTCCTCTCAGTCTCGACGTCGCGGGCTTCGCCCTCGAAGTGGAGAATGGTCGGGTAGCTTCGCAGACACTGGGCGTCCTGAAGATGGTCCCCGACTCGGTCATGACCGAAGTCGTCTACGACGCGCGCGTCTGAGAAGGAGACCAGTCATGACTACCAACGTCAACAACGCCGTCAAGCAGAAGATCATCAGCGACTACCTCAAGACTGCGTCGGGCCGCAACAAGCTTGCCGCATCGATGACGCAGCCGCTCCGCACGCGCCGCGACTACATGTCCGTAGGCCGCAAGACCTTCTTGGTCGAGCAGCTTCCGGATGGCGCACTCCCGATCTACGACAAGGACCCGGACGTCACAGCGTTCGTGGTCGGCGAGGAAGGCGAGAACATCCTCGCCATCACCAAGCCACGTCGTGTGATCTTCCCGTTGTTCGAGATCGCCTCGAACCCGGAGATCCCGCTCACCCAGATCAAGGAGCGTCGCTTCGATCTGATCGAGCGTGCTCAGGATCTGGCGCGTGCGCAGATCCAGGCTGCTGAGGACGAGCGCGTCTTCGCAGTTCTCGACGCCATCGCCGTCAACGGCTTCGATTCGCTCCCGGGCGGAACGAATCCAGACGTGCCGGTCATCGCACCGATCACGGGCGCAGTGCTCGCGGACGCTTTCTCGCTCATCGAGCGCCACGACCTTCGGGTCGCGCGCGTGTACATGAACGCGCGGGACTACGCGGACATCCGCAAGTTCGGTCGTGACATCCTCGACATCGAGTCGCAGGCGACACTGCTTAAGACCGGCCTCCAGGCGACCCTCTGGGGCGCTCAGGTCATCACGAGCCGTCTCGTCCCCGTCGGCACGGTGTACGTGTGCTGCGAGCCCGAGATGTTCGGACGGATCCCGGTTCGTACGGAACTCACGGTCCTCTCTGCCGATGATCCGAAGGCACGTACGATTGGATTCTCGGTCTTCGAGAATTTGGGCATCGGGGCCTACAACCCGCGTGGGTTGGTTCGTCTCACGATCACGCGCTGATCAAATCCCTAGAAAACTAGGGTGATTGAGAGGCTCGGTTCCGAAAGGGACCGGGCCTTTCGTCTTTCATGGTGTTCTACAGGATACTTGTTCAACTGGAACCAAACGTCTTGCTGTTGGCCTAGTCTTATGGTATGGTCCCAATAATCACCGACGGGACATACTCCTTGAGAACACAACCGAAGAACTCTCCTAACAAGGGATGGGCAAAGCAGAATGGACTTGATGAGAATCTTCTCAGGGCTCTCTATGAGGAGATGACAGATCAGGAGATTGCGATCCGTTACACAGTGAGTGACGCTCTGATTTCCTACTACCGTAGGAAGTGGGGTATCCCGACAAAGACGGCTCGACAGAGGGCTGATAAGGCTAGAATAGGGCAACCAACGCTTGACGATCTGACACCTGTCATTCTGGCTGACTTATATGCACAGATGGGCGATCGACAGATTGCCAAGCTCTACGGAGTCCAAAAGCCTGCTATTGCAAGACTCCGACAGAAGTGGGGTATATCGGCGCTGTCTAAGGGGGATCGAGCTACGAATCGATCAAGTGACTTCACTGAGGTCCAAAAAGAGGCTTGTCTCGGTACCCTTCTTGGAGATGGGCATCTTCTTGAACGTGGCGTCCTGAAAGTCACTCATTCACAGGCGCAGCTTCCTTACTTGAGGAGGCTTCACGCTTTCCTAGCTCCACATGTTCTCCCGATTTTCTACGAGGAGAAAGATATGATGGAGAGTGGGCAAGTTGCTTATGCTTTTGGGTTTCGGACGGTGCAACACCCATGGCTTGCGACCCTACGAGACATTTTCTATCCAGAAGGTCAAAAGGTGTTTCCGGAGGCTGTTCTTTCGGTGCTTTCCCCACGATCACTAGCCTACTGGTACTGGGATGACGGGCATTTCGACTCGGGGTTGCCGTCGTTTGCGCTTGGAAATATCACAGAGTATGAAGCTCAAAAGGTGGCTCGACTCGTCGGAGAACGATTCTCTTTGGACACCTATGTGAAGCCGCAGTCTACAGCGACATGCAAGATACTTGGCCTCAGGGCTCGTACGACTGACATGTTTTTCTACTTGATTCGAGAGTTTGTAACAGTCGATCTCCTCTACAAAATGCCGCAGAAGCACTGGCCACAAGGGATGGTTCCCAAAGTACTTCCCTTGACGAAAGAAGCTCATGCGCTTCCTGTTCCATTAGTGAAGAGATGTAACGGATGGGAGAACCTCAATGAAGATCAACGCGCAATCCTGTTGACTGACTTGGAGCAACACTGGCGTACGATTGGGTTCCCGCATCCAGAGCCAAGACCGGAAGAGATTGGTGTGGTTCACGCACTCGATCACACCCACGTTATCCAGGATGGCGTAGTCAAGAACAGACAGGTTGGGCAGGCAACGTGCCATGCCTTTGCACCACACATCTGGAAAGCACGGTCCTATGGAGCATCCTCAAGTCCGGATGACATCTTCCAGGATTCAATGCTTCTTCAACAAGCACTCAAGCTGTGTCTCAACGGTGGGGGGATACCGAACGGCGCACGATTGAGAGGGGTTCTTAGACTTCTTAGGCGATCTGGTGTCTACAACTTCCGCCCCTCGGCTGCCAAGGCTCTCACTGACCGTTACTGTCGCGTTGGAGGCACTGTCTGGGACCCTTGTGCAGGTTATGGAGGACGCCTTCTTGGTGTAGTCCTCTCATCCGCTCTCCCTCACTACGTCGCGTGCGAGCCTCAGAGCGAGACCTACACCCGGCTTCATCATCTTCGGGATTGGATTGACTCTTACGTGCCTGGAGTTTCTGCCCGGGTGTCACTCCACAATGTACCTGCTGAGGAATTTGATGTTCCAACAGGGGTCGATATGGTGCTCACTTCTCCTCCCTATTGGAAGCGAGAAATCTACGGTGATGAGCTAACACAGTCTGGAATCCGTTACCCGACCTACGCCGCATGGTTGGAAGGATTCTGGAAGGTGGTTCTCACAAAATCCGTACAGGCTCTACGTCCAGGGGGATGGTTGGTACTCAACGTAGACAACTTCAAACTTGGAGGTCAAGAGTACAACCTCGTGGAGGACACAACACTGTTCGTGAGAGGTTTGGGTTTTGGAGAGCCTGATGTGTTGCGGTATGCCATGCCTGCGCCAGGGGACTCTGAAAATGCAGAGTATGTTCTCTGTTGGTCGAAGGCAGGCGTCTTACCCCAGGCAGGCTTAGTTGGGCCACTCAACGTGTCTACGTGCTCTGAATGCGGTAAACCCACGCCGTTCTCACAGCTTGTAAACGGAGAATGCGGTCGGTGCCTGGCACTGAAGGGTACGACAGTCATCTGCGAGGGATGCGGAAAGTCTTTTGTATCCCTTCGATCTGGAACGCGATTCCACGATGAGGCCTGCTATGCCAGATTCAAACGTCGGAAGTATCGAGAGACGAATCCGGCCAAGACTTCTCGAACATTCACCTGTGTGACTTGCAAATCCTCCTGGGATACTGACCTACCAGGGAGCTTTCGTACCTGTCCGACGTGTCGAGAGGCTGCTGAAATAGCAGGTCGGACGAAGACCTGTGTCTACCGTCATTGTGGTAAGTCGTTTGTGGACACGTCCCCAAAGAACGGGATGAAGTTCTGTATCCCTGAATGTGGCCGACGGGAAAAGATGTTCAGGTGCGGGAAGGCTATGGACGAGTCTTACTTTCGAGTGCGGGGTGGTAGCTCGTGAAGCTCGGGATTGAGCACCCTCGGAAAGTGGGTAGGCCCTCGCTTCTTGAGATCCGATAGGCGTAAACAGAGGATGGACGACGACGATTGGAAGAAGAACTTTCCGGGCCTGTCCGAAGAGCAGAAGCGAGACGAGGGGATCGACCAAGTCTCTGGCAAGTACTCGGACCTAGTGGCCGCAGGATTCCCGATCGCTCTACAGATCTGCGCAGAAAAAGGGCGTGTGACCTCCGTAGAAGTCGGTGCTGCGATGGAGACAGACCCTCGCTACGCCACACGGATGGCCTGGGTTGCGCCCGGAAAGACAGAACCCGAGAGGCGGTGGTTGGGGGCCATCTTCCGAAAAGGCAACGGTTGGAAGCGTATCGGATTTGAGTCCACTGGGTCTCACGCTCGCCCTGTGGCAATCTGGACCCGCGAATAGTCTCCCAATCATGTAAAAGTCTCCTCCTCGTTCGTTCGAGGTGTAAGGAGACTACATGACGTCCAAAAAGACCAAATCAGGGAAGATTCCGTCCCGGCGACGCAACCCTGAGGTTCGCGTCGGGTACGTCGATTTCCCAACGAAGACCATCCCTTCCACGGGTGAGGGTGGTCATTTCGTTCGTCTCGTCGTAATCGACACGGAGGACGACAAGGAGTACATGCGTCGCTTCGTCCCGTGTTGCGGCGGGTACGTGTCGTTCATGATGGATGAGTCGTTCCTTGGGGATGATCTGACTGATGAGAAGGTCTCGAAGCTTGGACCTGAACCCAAGTGGGATGACGAGGCCAAGACACAGAACCAGAAGTGGTATCGGTTCCAGAAGAAGGAAAACCAGATTCGCGTCAATGACGAGATGCGGTACTTTCCTCGGATTCAGGGCAAGGATCAGGAAGATCCCTACCGGTACAACTCGCGAGAGTTTCTTGCGGTGTTCCTCCTTGGAGCAACGGGGTGGTCGGCTTCGTGGCGGTGCCGGTACGAGGATCTCACCCGTGAGGGCAAGGCGTTCTACGACTCTGTCCAGCGTCTCTACCCTGGATGCGAGCTTCGGCTCCTGTCCTTTCTCGACACCTGACGTCTGTCCGGTATCGGTCTTATCAGGGCTCCAAGTCGAGGCTCAATGGAAGACTCTAATCTTCGGTCGTCAGTGATTCGGCTTGCCTACGCGAAGCCAGAACTTCGACCAGTGCTTCTTCCCATCTTGAAGTCTGCGTCAATCCGCAAGCCTCTCTATGGACACACGGACATGAACTCCGCTTATGTAGTGGAGGACTACCCCTACGGGTTCAATCTTCGAACCAGCATCCGGTACTGGCTTGAGTCCAACCCGAGTAAGGGTGTCCGTTTCCTCTCTCAGACGTTGAATCCTAAGACCGGTCGGTGGAACAAGCCCAAGGCCTCCACTTACAGTCGCTTTGCTGGAGCGATGTACTTGGATGAGAAGGGCCACGTGCAGTGGGACAGTCTCACTGAGTACTCGGATGCCGCCAAGGTGTCCTCGTTCCTCTCCGACTTTCCCGGAGCCGACACGGCGGTCTTGAAGAAGTTCGTCTTCTTGAAGATCAAGCTCTACGAGAAGCTTCTGAAGGAGAACGCGCAGGGCCTCTCTGGATGGTCGATCAATGATGTGCCTCAGGCAGCTTCGGAAGCTGACATCGGTCGGAATCGGAAGGAACTGGAAGAGTGGACTGACGTGTTGAAGAAGCTCTGACGCTCTCACGTTGGGCCTGACACCTTCTCTGTGATCTTCCGCACAAGCTCAATCTCCTCGTTCAACGAGCCTAGCCGTTGTTCTTGAAGCTTGAGATTGAGGTCTTGCGCGAGCCGCTCATCTTGTCCCCTGAGTGGACGTCCTGAAAGAGCGAGTCCTAGCACTCGAAGCTCGTCTCGATTCAGGTGTAGAACGTACTGAAATTGGATTTCGGTCCTCATACTCCCTATGGGACCGACTTTATGCTTCGTGGTTGACAATTGCGTGCCACAGTGATATTTGTAGACTTGATGTAGTTGAGGTCGCTCGATACCCTGAATCGAGACACGACTGTGTTGCGTGCAGGATTTCTAGATCCTCACTTGAAAATTGAATGTACGGATAGACTTAGGGCGCGAAACGGCTTCGATCAGGTACTGACGACTGCGATGCGTGCAGGGCCACTCTGGCGAGCCCTAAATCCTGCCGGGGAACCACAACTGCGAACGATAACGCGGTTGCTCAGCCCCTTCTAGCGAAGGCGGCCTGAGCCGTTTGTGTAGGGAGGGCGACGGCCCTACACGAGCGTCATTCAGTCGCGGCAACTACGGAGGCGTACTCGGCTTCGTAGCCAAGTGTAGTACCCGAGAACTGGTGGAGGGCAACGTATCGCCCCCAACGGTTGCTAGTCTCGGCACGAAGAGCCGTGGACCCGCGAAGGGACTTCGAGATGAGACCACGCACGTGGATGAATCGTAGGCACACGTATTTGAGACCCGAGTTCGACTCTCGGCGCGTCCACTATTTAGGTTAGAATCCCGCCGAGTCCATGTATGGTTCTACATGGGCTCGGCGATGATTCTGGTATGCGCGTGGTGCAAGAGAGAATTCTCTCGCAGCCGGAGCGAGTACAAGCGAAATAATCGAAGGAAGGCCGATAAGACAAAGGTATTCTGTACGCAATCCTGTTCAACACGCTCATCGAACACGGTGAGTCCTCATGGAACTGTCGCAAATCTAGATCCTGGCAACAGGAGGGACGACCTCACTCCATTTCGTTGGTTTCTAGCCAGGGTTCGACATCGGCAGAAGAATACGGATCTAACACTGCAATACCTAAAGGATTTGTGGGAACAACAAACAGGTCGATGCCCTCTCACTGGATGGGGAATGCGACTTCCTGTCTCCACTGTTGGATGGACCGAATTTTCGCCGAGAAACGCGAGCCTTGACAAGATTATCCCGTCTTTAGGGTATGTCCAAGGCAACGTGAGATTCGTGGCCCTCATTGCAAACTACGCGAAGGGGGTATGGACGGATGAGGCTGTCCTAGACTTTTGTTGCTCCGTGGCGACTCATTGTGGGCCGGTAGGCGCTTGATAGCTCATTGAAGGCATGGACAAGCTCGCGGGTTTAGTCACCTTCATTGAGAGTATCTAGTCATGACTTTGAAGACAGCTACTCCGCGAGTTCGGTATTTCTCGGACGGGGATCCCAGAGCGCCAGGATCTCCCTGGGGGCCGACTCAAGGCCTTACAGACCACCCCTCGTTGCGTGGTGTTCGCATCGTCAGCACGGCGAGCCACGGGGGCCTAGGGGTTGCTGGTGGCGTTGCTCGTAAGGTGCTCTCTCCTGCTGCTTTCAAGATCGGTGAGAAGTACGGCGGCTACGTTTGGTTCGAGGAAGACGTAGGCATTGCCATCCCGCTCTATGAGCATCCGGAGTGGTATCAACTCCTGTGGGGGAAGCCCATCACGGACACCCTGATTGCGAGCTTTGAGCGAGACGTCCGTCGTTCTTACCCCCGTTATTTCCAGATGAGGGAACAGGGGTACGTCCTTCCGGACATGCTTCGGGTGGGTGATGTCCTTCAGGTCACGGAGCCTATCAAGCTCTCTCGTGGTCCTTCACTCATGCCTGGGGACACGATTCAGATCACGAAGCTCACCGCCACGTATCTCTACGCAATGTCGAGCAAGCTTGCCAGCATCATCAAGCTCCCGATTGGCTACTACCTTGGGGCAACGGGGTGGGGAACCACTGAGGACAAGGTTTACCTGACGAAGACTGCAAGCCTGGTTCGGGTTGCAGACATGAGGCTTGCCGCCCTTCAGAGCCTACAGAGGCTCTATGATGTGCTGGTCTTGATGAAGGACGAGGGATTTGGTCTCTCCAAGTTGCCAGGAAGTTTCGACAAGCTACGGAACGAGATTTACGGTACAAAAGCCATGGTGTTCATCGGATTTGACAGTCCTGAGGAACGGAAACGTGGCGAAAACGAGCTAGAAGATAACGGGTTCAAAGTCAATTGTAGCTACTGGCCGGGTTCTTCGGTGGTTGAAGTCCAGGTCAAATATTTCAAGGGTTGGCATTGGGATGAGTGACGACTTTAGATGAGCCACCCTGATCGGTAGAGTCCTCGAAGGTAATGCCTTTGGAGGACTACGCGATGGCTGAGATTCAATTCGCTACCGGGAAGTTCCAATCGTTCCGGGCGACCACCAAGATTCATCTTGGGAAGCTCTCGATGGATGTCCGTGAGGGAGACATCGTTCAATTCGATGGGCAAACCATCAAGATCAGTGGGGTTGAACACCCCTACTCGGAGCTTCGTGCGGCGATTCGCGTAGGTTGGGTTGTTCCCGAGAAGGACAACGTCTCCAACTACAAGCCGAAGTCGGCAAATGTGAAGGTTCGTTCTGCTCTGGAATCCAAGAAGGAGAAGCAGGCTCCAACAATGGTGTCCGATGATGATCGGGACGTAGGTCCGGCGCGTCGAAGGCCAGTTGTCAAGGCAGATGACCCAGATGAAGCGAAAGAGATTCAGTCCTTCAGTCGGGAACTGAAGAACCAGGATGAGATTGAGCGTCCGGTAGGACCTTCCATACGGAGGGCGAGTGAGATGCAGACGGATTCCGTGGGCAACGAAGACGCCAAGCCTGTTGGCAAGATTCGAAGCCCGGCGATCATGAAAACCGTCGTTTCAGATGGGACTCAAGCAGCCCGTGAAACTTCTCGGCTCGACAACGCGCCTCCACCTCGGGCCATCCTCACTGTGAAGGGTACGGACATCTATGCGGCAGAAGCGGAGAGGATTGAGTCGATCATTGACGCTCTCAATCCGGAAGATCGAGCACGCATGGTTGCTGAGCAGCGCAAAGCTCAGGCGAGAGCCCTCGCGAAGCCTGCGAGGGTAGAACCCAAGACTGAGCAGCCATCGGCAAAGGCCTTACCGAAGACGAAGACTCCTGAGGCTTCTCCAAAATCAAAGGCTACCCCTGAGCCTGCAAAGACTGAGTCTGCGAAGAAGGTGGCTACGAGGGTTCCGGTGTCTCAACCCACAACGGTTGAGGAGGTCATTCTCCAGGGAGACGAGATTGACCTTGGCAACGGGGTTCAGTGGGACAAGACCCTTCATTGGAGGACCCGTGCTAAGATTGCTGCTGAGCAGTACGGATCTAATCCAATGATTTTGGCTGCTATTCAGGCAATCGAAGTCCCGGCAGTAGTGACGCTCATCGAAGAGCGTCTTGTTGCCATCAGCAAGAGCGCTTGATTGGGCTGTTCGGTATCTCGCGGATAGGCAGGGTAGTACGAAGCCCTTTGTGCTTCTCTGCCTATGAACCGAACCAAAAGAGCTTCTAGTCAGGTTGCCTGGTCCCTTCTTACGGAGGGTGTGTCTCAGGCTCGTGTGGATCTCCATCGTCTGAGGCTCATGCTCGATAGAGCCCAGACTCTCGTGGAGAAGTCCGCTCATCGTGAGCACATTTGGCAAGTCGCTGGGGACATGATCCAGGGACTTCCAGAGAGCCTTTCTTCTGCGGAACGGTCGCTTGACCGGACCTCCTATGCGCTCGCAGTCATGGGGGAAGATTTTCTTCGAGGTAGACTTCCGTTTGATGACCGTGTCCGAGTAGACGGAGCCGTGAAGACATCTCCGTTTTCTGGGAAGCGAGAGAAAGAATCGATTGAAGCTCGTGTGGCTCGTCGATATCTCCAGGCACAGGTCCAGAATGGTGTGGCTCCAAGTGCGGAACACTACTTCTTTCACAACCCAGAGTTGAGAGAGGTTCGTGAGTTCAGCCGGTCTAACGCCACGTCGAA